AATACACGCAAAGCGAAGGAGCAAGACCAATTTTGCGTATGAGTGGACAAAACCGAGCTATTCTTGCGCTTAACGTGCCCGATTCGGGCTTTGGAAGCTAAACAAGGAGACATGCTATGCCGATGGTTGATGGAAAAAAGTATCCCTACACTTCAAAAGGGATGGCCGCTGCTAAAACTGCTAAGAAAAGCTCGACTAAAGTAGCGTCTAACAAAAGTTACAAAAACGGCGGAAAACCCAACGGAACTTTTAGCTGTCCGGGCGGCAACGAAGCTAACATTACGGCGTAGACAATGAAGCGTGATCTTTACGGCGAGTTAATGGGAAGGGCGCTTAATCGGAGCGCTCCTCCAGGGCATTTCGCTGCTTATATCCGGCCTGACGAAAGTGAGGTGCTGCGCTCTATGGGTGGCGGCGTTGCTCCTGATGGCGGGCAGAATATGTATAACGGGATGCCTGCGTATTTTGAGGGCTACGGTGGTGGTTACGGCTCTGCTAGTGCTTCTACTTACGGCGGACCTGGTCCAAGTGCGCCTTCAGTAGACGCGCCCTCAGTAAACTTTGACATACAGTCCGCTGTTGATCAGGGCGCAACCGTAGCTGAAGAATTCGCACAGGCTCAGGCTCAGGCTGAAATCCAGGCTCAATCCCAGGCCCAGCAGGCCCAGGCTCAAGCTAATATACGAAGCGGCGGCATAGCGGCAGCAGCGGAGCAGGCTAGAAGCCAAGGCATAGCTGATATTCTTGCTCAGAACGCAGAAAACGAAACAGCATTGGCAGACACTCTCGCCGGAGTTGAAGAAAGTATGGCAGAAGTTCGCGTCCCCTTTGGAATTCCGGCCTCATTTAGAGGAGGCCCAACTCAAGGCGGCGTTCCTGTAGGCGCAGGCCGAGTTTCGGGGCTTCCACAAGGAGCAACCTCTACTCCGTTTGGCCTTATGTATACGTCGCCAACGCAGGAGGCTATCAACGCACAAATCGCAGCAGACAAAGCCAATAATACGATTATGGGGGGGTTCATTCCTGGTGACAAAGATGTTTACCAAACTTTGTCAGGCGCCGTAGGAACGGGTCTTTCAGGAGTAGGCAGCGATCTTGCAAAAGGAGCGTTTGGCTTTGCAACCGGCCTTGGCCCTGTCCTTGCTGGCATGTCTTTAGCCGCACCAGATAGAGTAGGTAGCATTTCTTTTGTAGATGCTTTGGGTTCAGGGCGTTCTTATAACGATGACTTCAACATGGACGATATAGGACTCCCAAGCCTAAGCGATGAAGAGCTTATGGCGCTTACTCAACCAACAGACCCAACAGACCCGACAGACCCCGCAAATGACCCAACGCCGCCTGCGGTTACGCAGTATTACACTCCCTCAGAGTACGTTAGAAAAAGGCTTGCGGATAACTTGGCGTATGGGAAAAACCGGATAGGGTAATGGCAAGATCTCCTGCACCTATGACCGGGCAAAGCACTGCTTTCCCATCTCCGATAGGCGGTCTAAACACCCGTGATTCGGTAGACTTGTTGCCGGAGACTGACGCAATCAGGCTGGACAATTTCTTCCCAGCGCGATCTCACGTTCAAGTTCGCAACGGATACGACGACCATGTGACGAGTCTCCCGTCTACGGTAGAGAGCTTGATGGTCTACAACAGCGGCACGGCCAGCACGATGTTCGCGGCAAGCGGGAGCGCAGTCTACAACGTGACCAGTGCCGGATCGGTCGGCTCTGCTGTTATTACCAGTCTGTCTAACGCTAAATTTCAGTCGGTCAACATGACCACTTCTGGTGGGTCATTTCTTTGGATCTGCAACGGTGAGGACGCGCCTCGTCACTGGAACGGCTCTGCATGGGCCACGCCGACATTGGGCAGCGTCACCGCCGCAAACATAATCAACGTTGAAGTCTACAAGGAACGGCTGTTCTTTGTTTTGACCGACAGCCTGACGTATGGGTATTTGCCAATAAACAGCATCGCCGGAACAGTTGCTTCAGTAAATCTGGGCAGCGTTTTTAGCAAGGGCGGCAAGCTAATGGCGATCAGCACCTGGACCCGTGACGGTGGGTCTGGTCCTGATGACAACATCTTGTTCTATACGGATCAGGGCGAGATCGCGATGTACAGCGGGACCGACCCATCCGACGCTACAAAGTGGGGGTTAGTCGGCGTTTACACGGTTGGTCGGCCAATCGGGCGTAGATGTATGATGAAAGTCGGCTCTGACTGCTATTTGGTTACAGAGAACGGCCTGCTTCCGATGACCCAAGTTCTTGGAACGGGCGAGGCTGCGCCAAACGTCGCTCTTAGCGACAAGATCAGCAACAGCTACAACGATTCAGTCGTTGAGTTTAAGGGAACCTTTGGCTGGCAAGGCGTGGTGTATCCAAAAGGCGGGTACGCCGCTATTAATGTTCCATCGTCTACTGGTGGGGACTTCATTCAATACATTATCAATCTAGAGACTGGGTCATGGTCCCGTTTCACCAATCAGGACGCATATGTCTGGGCTGTATTCAATAGCGACCTCTACTTCGGGGGGAGCACCAAGGTCTACAAAGCAGACAGCGGGACAGACGATTCGGGTGGGGCAATAGAAGCCGTCGCCAAGACAGCGTTTATCTACTTCGGCGGTAGATCGGGACCAAAGCGCTACACAGCAATCCGGCCTGTTATGGCAAGTGATGCTGAGCTTGAGGTCAGTATTGGGTTTGATACCGACTTCAGAGATGGAACTACGACGTTTACACCAAGCACGACAGGATCTATCGCTTCTGCGTGGGACACAGCAACCTGGGACTCAGCATCGTGGGGAAGCCCAATCACAACTCATCAGGCATGGTTTAGCGTAGCCGACATTGGCTGGAACGCAGCCGTCCGCGTTAGAACCAGCACGACCCAACAGTCTGTTCGCTGGCTTGCTACAGACGTCCGCTACGAAGTAGGGGTCGGGCTATGATAAGTGATTACGTCTGGGATCTTCTTCTGCCCTCAACGGAAAACTTTGAATCGGTTGACCGGCAGGATGTCGAGCTTGGCCTTGATAACGGAAGTTTTACGCTGTTCCAGGGAGAAAAATCGGCTGCGGTGACTTGTGCTTACGGCGAATCTTTAAGAATTGGATTGGCCGGAGGCGACCTTGAAGAACTGAAAGAGATCGAAGAAAAGATCTGTAGTTTCGCAAAGGACAATAAGTTTAAGTTCATTGAGATTATTGGCCGTCCTGGCTGGGAAAAAGCATTGACCGATTACAAAAAGACAGCAGTTCTGCTGAGAAAGGATCTAAATCATGGGCTTCATGAGAGATATGTTTAGCAGCCCAAAGGCACCGCCGCCAATAAATTACGGGCAGTTGGCGCAAAACCAAGCTGCTCTTGACGAGGACGCTCTTAGGCTCCAAACGGCTTTGAGCCGTCCTGATATGGTGACGCCGTACAGCACGACGACGTTCCGCGAAACTGGGCCTGACGAATATCTAGGCACCTACACTCTCGCCCCCGAATACGAAGCCCAGCGTGCTGGAGAGCAGCGAATACAAAGCGGGTTGCAGGGACTGGCGCAACAGCGAGTTGGTCAGATCAGCCAAAACCCGTTTAATACGCGGGGACTCCCATCTGAACCGGGTGCTTTCTCGTATGGAGATTATGGAGCGCAACCGCAGTATTCTACCGCTGGAGCATCGTACCAACTGCCTGGCTACTCAGATTTAGAGTCTTACGCCACTGGCGCTGCTGATGATTTCTACAATCGTGCGACGAACAGGCTAAACCCGCAGTTCGACAGACAAGAGGCTGCTCTCAGAACTCAGCTAATCACCACAGGAATCCCAGAAAATTCTCCTGCTTACAATCAAGAGATGGAGACGTTCCGACAACAAAAGAACGATCAGTTAGCTGATTTGGCAAGCCAGGCCGTGTTCCAAGGCCAAAATCTTCAATCAAGCATGATGGGCAACATCCTGACGGGTCGCGGACAACAATTACAGGAACTGGGCACGCAGTACGACGTTTCTCAGGCGCAGAGAGGCCAGAGGATCGCAGAAGGCCGAGATCAGTACGCACTGGGGCAGCAGGCAAGGGATCGAGCTATTGCA